CGTGGTTTGTACAATTAATGAACAACGTTCATCAATGCGCTGTCAGTTTGACAATAAGGAAGGCGGCCAAAATGACCGCCATAAACAAGCACGCAACTATCTGCACCTCATGCATCCTCACGTCTATCCTCCAAGTAATCCATCCATTTTTCCCATTTCTCATATTCTTCATCAGAAATTTCTCTTTTAATGGGCTTAGGATATTCGCTTTCCTTAATGTCAATCGCATCCGTAGGCTCTTCCAACCAAACATGCTTCACATGATGCACTGCCCAGTCGAACACGCAGTACATGATATACCAATTCGCCACTGTGACCAGCACTGCCACCACGATAACGCCGATCACGAACCACGCAAATCCCGGAAGCCCTAGAAACATGTCAATTCCTCCATTCACCCTTCGACTTATCCCTACAACTGTATTATAGAACAAGCAAGTGATAATTTTTGCGATAATTCGAATTAATGAACAACGTTCATTTATTACCGCTCACCAGACACATAATAGCGATACCTAACATAGTGCCCACTACAAGTGCAATATAATGCGACAACACCCTAACCCTCCCATCTCAGCCAACAGTTCCAGCTCCTGTAATACCCGCCGGTCGATATCTCGTTCCCGGTCTGGTCTCCCGGCTGCCCTCCGGCCACGCCCCCGAACTCGTTGATATGCGCGCCCACGAGCATACCGTCTCCGAGATACAGCTCCACGTGCCCGGTGCCCGCCGATATGTCGCCCTCGAACAGAACGATGTCCCCGCGCACCAAGTCGGACGCTGCCGGGTTGCCGTCGTACCTCTTGAAGCCAAGCCCCGTGAACACGCTGGACATGTTGTAGGTGGAGGGGGAGGGGAACGGAACGTCCCATCCGTTCTCGCGGAACGCCCAGGACACAAGGCTCGAGCAGTCGAAGTCGACCCCTCCGTCTCGCGTGGGCTGGTCGTAGCCATGGGAGTTATCGTCGGCGATTCCCACCGCCCACAGACACGCGCCCTCAACGCCCGATCCTCCGGGTGCCACGCTTCCCGATCCGGAGTTCAGGTTCTGAGCGCTGATCTTGGTGAACATCGTCGTCTTCGTCCAAGAGCGGCGAGTGCGGTTCAGAACGTATACGTTGTCTTCCCACGTCCCGACATTCTTGAATCTGTAGAAGTCTATATCGTTGAAGTATATATAGCCGTCGTTGCCTATAGTCCCAATGTAGGCGTTCTCAACGCCGCCTTTCTTAGTGGCGCTGATTATGATCACGCTCGCCATATCGATTCCTCCCGGCGGATCTATTTCCCAGTAGTTTCCGTAGTTCAACGCGAGAACGACGTTTCCAGCCCATTCCGGCTTGCATCCCGGCGTTCCGGGGTTAGCATGGCTAGGATACCATTTCGAGTACTCCACAACCGATTCTATCACGCTAATCGAATTCGGCGGGTAAAGATGCCCCCATTCGCTGTAATTAGGGTCTCCCGACGATTTAACGTCTCCGATGATGCAATTCAATATCAGCCCCGTGTCCAGCTGGAAATCCACGTAGTCTCCGACACCCCCGAACGCCTCGGTGCACGCGATCACGTATCTTCCTTCTATGATGGCGAATCCCTCTTCATCATAGTTCTCACCCGCATCCGCCCGAAGCTTGTACTGTAGCGAATCGGGCGCGGTTATCAGCGACCAGCCCATATAGGTGTAAACGCAATTTCTACCGCCCAGCTGCGGCACTATCTCCCGCGCCATCACAATCCCATCCTAACGATGGTTCCTACGTAAGCGTTCTCAACGCCGCCTTGCTTGGTAGCGCTGATTATAACCGGCTCAGCCATCAGTAATACCTCCCCAACTGTTTCATGCACTTGATGAACTGTCGTAGATGGTACTGCGCTTCTTTGCCAATTTCCGGGTCGGAAACTTCCAGCTGCTTCTTCCCGGTGTCGCATATTCTTATCTGAACCGTTGCAGCAATATACATGTCAGTTTCCACCGCGTATTTAACATCATCTATGGTATATACGTTTTCTTCGATAATCTGCACTGTATCTACCATATCGCCATTTTTAGTCGTGATGATCATAATCCCATCCTAACTATATCCCGAAACCAGTTGTTGAGCTTCATGGACTCGTACCGCACGCACCCCATGTCGTAAGCCTTCTTCAAGTTAGCCAGATGGGGCGAGGATTTGAAACCTTTGAGCAGCAGAGTGTTCGGCTCATGGTCTTCCGTCGTGGCGGCGAACACGTGGCGGCATTGGCGGTCAACGTCTTCCGATACGTAATAGCATCCGTTTCGGTTGTCGCGCCATATGCCGATAGCATCGTCGTAGTAAAGGAGCGTGAACTGGTATTCGGCATTCTTGCCCTTTCTCGCGATGAACTTCGGATTGTCGCGCAACCACTTGTTCTCGGCCGCATAGGCCGCATAGTCGCTGCCCGCTATCGCTTGGTAGAAGCGCGTGCCCTTCTTCGCTTCGATCAGCTCAGGGGGCGCTACCATCTGCGTCAAGAACTCGCCGCGCCTCCATACGTCCGTCTTGTAGGGAAGCTCCAACTTGAAGTAGTCCATATAGGGGTTCGCCGAGGTCACCGCGTTTCCCCAGAACATGCAGGTTACGTCGTAATCGCGCGAACCGGGTCGCGCGATGGTTTCGTAAAGCTCCAAGAACGCCGTCACCTCGTCGGGAAGGTACGTTTGGAACCCCTTGTCGATGACGAACTCGTCGAACAGGATCGTGTCCACGTTGTCCAGCGCATCGGACTTGAGCTTGCGCGCCGTTGACAGCGCTTGCGCGTAGCCGCATATCTCCTTATCGATATGAAGGATGTTGGATTCAGCCCAGAGCGCATGCCCCGGGAACTCCTTCTGCACGTGGTTGAAGAGCCGTCCGTCCTTGCGGGTGGCCAGGTTCTTCAACTCCTCCTCCGTGCGCCGCAGGTACATGAAACGCCTTCCCGTGCGCAGATAGCGCTTGACGTAATGCTGCAGCCCCGTGTACGTCTTGCCCGCGCCTCGGATTCCGTAGATGAAATTGAAGAGGCAATTATAAGAAAGAGTTTTCGATATGTCCCAGTATTTAGCCACGTTCCTCCTTTGACTTTCAGTTCCCTTTATCGAAGAAGCCCCTGCCATCATGGATGTCCAAGCGACAGGGGCTAAGTCAAAGGGCGCTAACCGAAAAGACTATCACAGAGGGGGCTGTTCTCCGTATGCGCCCGTGCCCGTTTCACCGGGTGCCCCACAGACGCAGAAGATAGCTTGCTTTCCGGCGCATGACCATCATACATCACTTCTCTTGAATTGTCACGCGGAATCTATCGTTCTCCAAAACCGACTGACCGGTCGGTTTGTTCTCCGCACCCGTTGACGGAACGCCCGCGTAAGCCATCCACGCGCCGACGCTTCCGAAGAAGCGATTCACGTCCAGGTTGCCCGCGTATCCGGGCACGCGCCCGTCGCTCGCGTACTGCCAGCAGCCGACGAGGCCGTCGCATGCCGGCGGCTCTCCGGGGTCGTAGTCGAGTCCCGGGTTCAGCACGTCCGGGTAGCTCGCGATCCATCGCATGCAGTTAGGCTCCACGCCGCCCTGGTTGAAGCGCCAGGGGTTGGCGTAGATCCAAGGCCAGATTCCGGTCTGATCGTGGACGATCTTCACGAACTCGTTGACCCAGTCAACCGATTGGTCGCCCTCCCAGTCAAGCACCGGAACGCCTTCGCCGAAGTAGTTAGAGGTGTTGTCTATGAAATGGACAGCCTCTTTCACGGGATCGTTGGAGTTCGCGAAGTGGTAGAATCCCCAGGGCTTTCCGTGAGCGCGGCACCATTGCACCCAGCTGTCGCAATAGCCGTCGACGAACCCGACCCCTTCCGTCGCCTTGCAGATGACGAAGTCCACGTTCGGGAACACGCTATCCGCATCCAATCCTGCTTGCCAGTTGGATATGTCGATGCCCCTAAGCATTCTTGATCAGCTCTTTAAGTTCTTCCCGTAGCTCCTTAATCTCGCTCGCAATGTCGTTAAGCGTGCTAGCAAACTCCTTAAGAGTACGATTGTACAGGTAAAACATGCCCACGCAAGCCACAATAGGGAAGCCCAGACTACCGATAAGAGTGACAATATCGTTAACATCCATGTTTTATTCCTCCTAATTAGAATACCAGTTCATGCTTATATTGAAGGACAGTCCCGCCAGATACACCATGCCGTCGGTGGAGGCGTTCAGGGAAACGACCCCGTTCGTCTGCACCGCCAGCACGTCAAGGCGCGTGTCCACGACCACGGGAACGCGAACCTCGGTCGACGGCCGGCATTCCGGAGGCAGCGTCGTGAGCGTCGCGCCCGGCGTGTAGTTCATAATCATGCAATCGCCTTGGAACTGCACGTCGTTCACGCAGGACAGCATGACCCGCTCGCTGGTGAACATCGCTTCGGGGGAGGGGGCGTGGACATACGCCCCCTTGAAGGTCTTGAAGAAGTTGGGGTTTCCCCCGCCTGTCGGATCAGCTAGCACCTTTTACCACCATTCCCGTTCCATCTGCGCCCCATATCAGAATGCATGGATTCGTTTGAAGATTGATGGGAGAAGAAACCGACGGGGTCAACTTCGACCCCCCGTCTGACAGCGTGGAACCGTTCTTGCTGTACAGATACGCCATTCCAGGAACTCCGGTTCTGAAGTAAACAGACGATATACTGCCTTGGACTTCGATGATCCTCTCAGCTTCATTAGTGCCCAAATTCAATACGCCGCCTTGATTAGTCACAGAAGCGTATTTCGGAAAAGATCCGCATATTGCAATCCCGTTTTCGGTCACCAGACATTCGAGCATTCTAACCTGCCCGGTCAAATCGTATTTATTATCGGCATATATACCCGAGGGAAGAAGAAAATCTGAGCCGTTCGAGCTATAAATGTTGAATCTAGAGCCGACATTGCCCTTTATGTTTTTAAAGTCCAGATAAGCTTTCTGATCGTATGTGTAATCGAACCACTGAGACAAAGCGATGGCGGACGTGGAATTGACAATCACGGTAGAGCGCCTATCCGCCTTGATTATCTTTCCGGTGGTGCCTGTCGAATATAACGAGTAAACGCTCATTTCGGACACGTTTCGCGCATCGATAACGCCGGTATTATCCTTGATTACGGTATAATTACCAGTAGCTCCTCTAAAATAAACGGCATTGGACAACTTCAAAGTGCCGCTGTTCGATATACCGTAGTCAGACTGCCAACATTGCCAATCGGAAATGCTCATGATTGCCGAGTTGGATACGGCCGTCCCACAAAATTCGGTTCTGATAGTGTTTATATCCACCATGTTGACTATGCTTGACTCTGCTACGACAGCGTTATCACAGGAAGAGAACCCTATGTTTCTGATCGTGGTCGTGTCGAAAGCGCCAGTGGTTCCTTCCCTTTTCAACCATAGACCGTATTCGACTCTTTGAATCAGGCAATCTTCAAAGTCAACGTTGGTAACGTTCGTTATTCCAGGAATCGTAGCCGTGTCGTCGATAGTGTAGATGATGCCTTTGGCATGGTTTTTAGATATGGTCGGGTCGTTGGAAGACGAGCCGGTCACATAAACGTTTCTAAACGTCACATTGAAGCCGTTTACGATTTTAAACCCGTATTCGCTGCTATGCGCGTTCATAACGCGTATCTTCTCGAAGTTGACGAAATAGCTGTTGAAGCACAGCATGAACGACCCGCTCAGCTTTAGATCGACATAGAAATTTTTGAACGTAACGCGTTGAACAACGTTCGTCGCTGCAAGCTCGTTTATTTGAAACATCGGAAAATCGTTGAGGCCGGTAAGAGTGCATCCGTTCCCATCGATTATCCTAGAGCTGTTCGATAATTTCACAGTTGCGCCGATATAGCATTTGCTGTTCATCGGGAATTTCACATTTCCGAGTTGCATCGCCTGTTGAACAGCCGAGCTATCGTCAGCCACCCCATCGAGTTTAGCTCCGAACCATTTGGGGTTAGCCCACCATTCTCCGAGCGAATCGTTCAGAATCTTCGCAAGCGTCCCATCAGCGATCCACTTATCCAAAAGCCGGGCTATATAATCTTGAATCGAAGTTTCCAGCGCGTTCAATTCCGCTTGAAGAGCATCGTTTTTATCTGAAAGTTCTTTAACCTCGTACGCCAGTTTGCATACTGTCTCGTACAATGTAAGATCGTTGCCGTATATGGCAGGTATCGAGCTCATGCAAACTCGTTCTATCGGATCCATGCTTTTCTCCTTACCAAATCGTCATGAAGCATTCGCGCAGCGCTCTATCCTCCACCACGTCACGGTCTATGTTAACGAACGTTTCGCGCCAAATCAATAGCAATTCCGATTCCGGTTTGTCGTGCCCGGATTCGGTGCGCGCGAGATCGTTCGCATACGTTCCGCTGGACGCGGACTTCGACGTGTCGGCCGTGGTCGCATTCGTGAAGTCCGCTGTGGAGGCGTACTTGCCGTTCTTGATGTTGTCGAAATTGAGAGCGCTCATCGGGGTATCCGAGAAGATGTCCTGCGCCTCGCTCGTGGAACCGGCGGTTGCGTCGGCGGTGTTCGACGCGGTGCCTCCCGCTTTCTCGGTTATGTTTCGGTTGTGGTCTTCAAGCGGCTTGATCTGCTTGGCGAGAGCGAGCGATTCGTACATCTGATTGTAATAGGGCATTATCATGAACATCGCGTCGCGAACGAACATGCGGAACAACCCCGCCGTTTCAGCTCCTATCTCGTACATGAAATAGCGGCGTATGATCTTGTCGTTCAGCGTCTGCCTATACGCTTCGTCGAAGATCGGATAGTCGGCCAAGCCCAGCTTGTCGTAAGCAGCATGCCAGTTGGCCTCGATGTTCGGAAGCTTCGCATCTGCAAGCGCCTGTTCGACCAGCCAGCGAAGCTGCAAGCTGTACTTGCTCATTCTCCGTTCACCTCGATCCCGTTCTCCTCGGCGTGCTCGCTTTCATTGAATTCGCCGTCGGCGATAGCCCACTGCTCTTCTTGGCGCTTCTCCGACACGCGGAAATGCACGTCCACGTCCAACCCGAAAATCTCGTTTATCTGCTTGCACGCGAACTGCCGTGATTCGAGGCGGCAAAGACGCTGCGCTTCCGTGCCGCCGAGGCTGGCGAGCATCTCGTCCACGATCACGCGCTCCGATTTGGACTCGGAGCTGGCTATCCCTAAGAATCCGAGCGCCTCCTTCCAGTACTTGTCCTTGAGTTCGTAGAGCTGTTCGGCGACGTACGGCGACGAGTTGTCGAGGATGTCGATGGATTCGAGGTCGAAGTCCTTGTCCGTCATGATGAGGGGTTTGTACTCGTCCACCTGCGCCATCATGTTCTCGAAGCTCAGGCGCTGCTTCTGCGAGCATTTCACCACGCGCGGGGTCTTCTGCTGGTACACGTTCACGTCGATGGCGCGGTCGATAGCCCAAAGCTTCTTGGCGTACATGTTGAGCGCGAACCAGGTAGGCACGCGCAGGTTCGAATTCCACACGATCACGGAGTTCTCGATGGTGAGCGGGATGTTGACACCCATCACCGAGTAGGCGATGCGGTTCACCGGCTGCGAGTAGATGTCGAAGTTTCCCTCCAACATGCACTGCATGATCGCGTAGCCTTCCGGGCTGCGCTGGATCGGGTCGAGCGCGATATCCTCGTCATGCAGGAACACGCAGAATCCGTCGCGAAGGAGCCACCACTCGATCTGACGCTCGTTGATGCCCTCCGGCAGGTTCTCCCACTCGAAAACGCTCATCGCCAGCTCGTACAGGCGCATCTGCCAGAGGAACATCGTTTGCGAGTTCATGGCCGCGTTGTCCAGCTCGCGAGCGGATTTACGCGCGTTCTTGGGCATGTTGCCCCAGGGAAGCCCATACGGGGTGGTAGTGGATTGGATAGGGTTCATGCATGCCTCCTTTCTTATATTATAGCATTGCTCAAACTGTAGTTGCCCACGTCGTCCGTGTGCCAGAACGTGACTCCGGAATCGAGCAGCCTGTTGAACATCGCAAGGTAACCGGCCGGAACCGATCCGCTCATGTTCGCGGCGACGGTCTTCACGTAGTTCCATGAAGCGCGCCCCGTGATGTTCGGCGTTTTCACGACGGAAACGTTGTAGCCGTACACGCTCAAAAAGTCGTCGATCTGGCGCGCTATCTCGGCTCGGCACGTGTACTTGCGAACGCCTATCGTATAGGTTCCGAAGTTCACGAGCGCGGTAGTCGAGTTAGTGCCTCCGCGCTGCGTGTTGGGAGTCTTCGATGCCTTCGAGAAGTTCGCGAAGGTGTTCGTCAGGTCTTGCGCTCCGTTGACCGCGGAGTTCAGCATCCCCGGAATGTCCATGTTCAGCGCGCTGCCGATGATGTTCTGCGTGGAATCGATGAACGAGTTGACGTAGGGCGACTGGCTGAGCGAGTTGAACGAACCCCATGGCGTGTTTACCTCCGACGCGCCCAGCATGTTGGCGAACGCCTGGTACACCCAATTGCACGTGGGGTACTTGTCGAGGTACACCGCTCCCTCGACGAACCTGTTCACCCCGTTGTAGTTCGTCGGTATGTATGCCAAACGCGAGTTCGCGTCGCATCCTCCGGTGCGCTGCAACGACACGACCCCCGGCGTTCCGAAGAACTCCAGTCGAAGCTGCTGCGATGCGCCTGTGAAGTTCGTGACTTCCGCGTACTCGAAGGGGAAGCAGTACATTTTGTTGTTCTTCGGCGAGTAACCGTCCAACGTGGTGAATCCCAGGTTATAGTTCTTCTCATCGCTGGGAGTCGGAGAGGACGCGTCCACCCAATAGCCCCAGCCGTTAGACTTGGCAACGATGTTGGGGATCGCAGCACGGGGACACATGTACACCTGCGACACCGCATCCTGCTGCCCGTTGTCGGACAACGCCTGCATGAACGACTTGAACTGGTCAACGGTCAGAAACACCGAAAGGCTCGTTCCGCTCGTCACCCCCATGTACTGGTCGCCGCCGTTGTTTACGTACGTTCCGTCCTTCAACGGCTCCACGGCGCTGGCAACGACCATGTAGCAATCCATGTCCTCGTTGTCGATGGCGGAGTACACGCATTTAAGCTCGCCGGGATCTATTCCCTCGTCCTTGACGTGAGCGCCTATCGAGTCGTCGTTCACATGCTCGCGCTCCACGAAGCACGGCTTCAAGTCGTAGTCGAACATGTAGGTCTGCACGTAATCCAGTTCCAAGTGCAAGCGCGTCGTGTTGGCCGTCTTGTATTCTGCGCGCGTGATGAACGCGTAGAACCACTTAGTCCCGAAGTTCTCGTTCTGGAACATGACGTAGTTGTAATCGTAGTACTGCTCGGGGTTTCCGTCCACGTCGATGGCCGATTCAAGGCGCTGGTACGTGTAGGTTGAAATCGTCCGCCGAGCGTCCATGAACGAGGCTATGCCCGTCATCTGGGCGTTCAGATTCGGATACCATCGCACATGCTTGTAGTTCGGGTTCCACGGAACCGTCCCTATGCGGATCTCCGTGCTGGGCTGGTACATTTCTCACCTCCTTCGGAAAGGAGGGCGGGAAACTAATCCCGCCCTCGATGGAACATAGGCTATACGGTGACCGTGATGGTGGATTCGGCCGTCTTCGTTCCGTCCTGGATGGAGGTTGCCGTGACGGTGAGCGTCGTCGCCGTCTCGTTGGCCGCCACGTGCAGGTAACCGCCGTTGGTCACGGTCGTGCCGGATGCAGCGCCTCCGGTCACCTTCCACTGCACGCCCTGGTTCACGATGCCGGTTCCGACCACGGCCGCGCTCAGCTGCAGATCCGCGCCCTTGGAAAGGGTGGCGGTCGCCGGCGTGACCGTCACGCTCGTGATGGTCGGGGCGGTCGGCGTGAAGGCGGCCGCCTGGCCGAACGGCGAGCAGCTGATGGTCTTCCACACATGGTGCCAATGGTTCCAGTACAGGCCTTCGCCGTTGAACCACTGCGCGGACTCCACGTAGTTGTCCAGCACCATCCACCAATCGCGGGACACCAGCACCGCCGGCACGGTCTCGAGCAGCGCGATCTCCTCTTGCGTGAAGCGGTGGTAGTTCGGGTCGAGCTGGCCGGTGGCAGGGTCGGTGAACAGCGCGTCCATGCGAACCCAGTCGAAGTCGGTGAACGTGTCGACCGTGATCATGCGCGCCTGGAACTCACGGTACTCCAAGTTGAAGGCGGTGGCCAGCACGTTCATGTTCATGGTGGCCTTGAACTTGGCGGTGACGATGAAGTACTGGTCTTCGAAGTCCGTGTGCGTGGTCACGCCCGCCATGTTGTACTTCGTGGACTGGTACTGGAAGAGGTCGGACATGTACTGGAACTGCGTGGCGATGTCGATCGCGTTGTCCTTGCCGATCGCGGGAATCTCCACCGAGCCGATGTAGCCGTTGAGGAGGCACTTGGCGAGGAAGTAGCGCATGACGTAGTACTCGTCCGTGTTGGCGCTGGTGTAGAGCGACTCGATGATGCGCGCGATCAGGTCGCTAACGCCCGTCCAGGACAGGAACGCCTGGCGCAGCTGCTGGGCGGAAACGGTCGTCTTGTAGAACTTCTGGAAGTTCATACGGTGGAACACGGCACGCACGTCGGGAAGCTCGCGCTTGGCGAACGTGTCCTCCGCGCCCTCGGGGTAGAAGCCGTGAACGTCGGCGAGGTTGACGAAGATTTCCTCGATCGAGTCTCCGAACTCGAGGTACCCGCGCTTGAACACCGCCCAGGGGTTGCGGTACAGCTTGGAGGTCACGATGGTGAGGCCGATGCGGTTCACAAGCGCGTTCAGAAACGCGTTGCGAGCGGGCTGGTAGCTGGTCAGGTACTCGCCGATGGCGTGGATCTCGTCGGTTGTTCCCGCAAGCTCCACGTAGGCGCGATTGTTCGAGTCGTAAGTCGCCGGGATCCCGCGAGCCGCGAGCGCGGACGCTACCTCCGGGGTCTCGTTGATGGTCGCTTCGACCGCCTTCTGCGCAGCCGTCTCGCGAGCTGCCGTATCGCCGGCCTTCATGACGATCGGCGAATCGGCGGCTTTCATGTTTGGTTGCTTCACTGCCATAATATCTCCTTAATCCCAGATCTCGTCGGCTGAGCGGATCGGCTCGCGCCGAACTTCCTCGCCTACCTCGTTCACATGGAGCAGCGTCTGGCCTTCGACGGCGAAGAACCGGTCGGCGTACTTGCGGCGCGACTCGTCGCGCTCCTCGCGGTAGCGGTCGCGCTCGGCGATGGCCTCGTCGCGCTCGGCGTTCAGGCGGTCGCGCTCCGCGTCCCACTCCTCGCGCGCGTTTCGCCAGCCTTCGCGCTCGTCCCAGCGGTCGTCGAGTTCCGCCGCGTCCTCGTCGATTCGCGCGGCCATCTCGAGACGCTTGTCCTCGTCCGGCTCCATCGCCAGCTCGCGCAAGCTCGGTTGGTACCTGCTCATAAGCCTGTCTCCTTTCTGATGACAAAATCACCTTCGTATAGTATAATACCGCCTTTTACGGTTTTGGAATAGAGTTTTCCCGGAAATTTCACGCCGACATGGAAATTATCCCATGTGACGTGAGGATGGCACGATTCGGGCAACCCCGCGCAATGCACGGTGAGCTTGCCGCCCTCGTCCTCGATATAGGTCTTCGGGCGCAGGAACCTGGCGCGCTGAAACGTGCTTTCGAGCTTCCACGCTCCCAGACGGTAATCGTCCACGTCAAGCTCTTCCGGGATCTCGGTTCCGGCCAGATGAAGAGAATCGGTGTCGGCGTAGAGGAAACGATCCTTCACCTTCTGCGCGCTCCGTATCGTCTTGTTCCTCGCCCAGGCCGTGATGAAAGCCCCGGCCGGCAGGTACATGCCGTCGGTCTCTTCCGGGTCGAGCAGCGGGTAGCGCACTATGCCGTCCTCGCACATGACCGGCCGGCGGCTCCGTTTGACCGGATGCGTCGCCATCTTCCCGTACAAGGAGTTCATCTTGAGCTTCGCCATGTACCGCTTGCCCGCGTTTCCCTCCTCGGCCGCATGCACCTTCTCCTCGTTGGCCGCCATGATGAAATCGTAGAAGAGCTTGTTCGATGCCTTGAACTTCCAGCCTTTGCCGTAGCGGATGGAATAGATGTCGTAGTGGTCGCGCAGAAGCGCCAAGTCGACGCTGGTCAATACCAGCGTCTGCTCTCCTTTGGAATCGACTACGTATTCAGTCGGCATGAAGCTCAAATTGCCTTTGAGCTGCAAGCAAGGGATGAAACCGGGCTTGAGCTTGAAATCCGCCGTCACCGTCTGAATGTACAGAGGATATCGCTGGTCAGGCTCGTATTCCCCTTCGAAAAGAACCGGATCGCCGTACGGCAGGATCTCGCCTCCGACTCCGGCCATGACGGAAGGGTAGAGGCTGTTAACGTCCAGGACGATTCCCTCGCCGATATCGCGCCCCTTGAAGTCGGGATTCACGTACGTGAAGCCGCCCTTGTAGCACGGGCGTATCTCAGCGTCGTAGTCGCACACCGGAAAGATGCGCCTGAACCCCTTCTCGCCGCCTATCGTCTTCTTATGCTCGGCGATGGCGTTCGATCCCGCCGTGATCCTGGTCGCGCCCTGGTCGATCAGCTCGCCCAAGGCTCGCGCGACGATCCTGACATCTGCCGATATGTAGTCTATCTCCTCTTGCGTCAGAACATGGTCGATATCGCGATGCTCAGCATAGTCTATCTCGAGCTTCGCGTCCTCTTCCTCGAAGCCGAACGCGCGCGGAATCTTCGCGACCGGCAAGCTGATGATCTTCAGCGAATCGCAGAATTCGATATAATGCCCGCGCCCGAAACAGAGCTTGATGGTGTAGAACTGGTTCATGTCGCTGATCAGCGTCGTGAACCGGTAGGGCGCTTGCTCTCCGTGGCTGGGAATCCATTCCCACCCCGCGTCGAGCAGATGCGATATGATGAAATTCCCGTCGAATTTCAGGTTGTGAAAGTAAACGCGAGCGTCCGGGGCGCGCTCGCACCATTCCACGAACCCTTCGATGGAAGTTCCGGTCGTTATATCGTAGGTTTTCAAGGTACAAGCAGCCCACGCCCAAACTCGCGTCCGGGTCAGGTCGTCTGCCGTCGTTTCGAAATCGGCCGTGAAGTACTGCATATCATAGCTCAGCCCATCTGTCGAGGATATAGCCCATCTTGTCGGCGCGGTCTTCAGGAGCGTAAATGTACTCGATGTTCAAAAGCTCGTCTCCGGACTCGAAGAACTCCATGAGCTTGCCCGCGTTGGACTTCATCATGGATTCGATCTTCCTCGCGATCTGCGATATAGCCGCATCGAACTCGGAGTAGCCGCCGAACACCGTGTCGAGGCCTTTGATATAGTTCTTGTAGTACCTGTTCAGCCTTTCGTAGGCACTCGTAGCGCTCAGCTCCTCGTAACGCTTGATGAAGCGCTTGAGGGCGATGGGAGACAAGTCTCGCGCGGTGCGCTTGTCGGGAAGGAGGTTGTTCTGCTGCAACGTTCCCATGCGTCCCAAGGTCTGGCCGTAGTCGATCCCCAGCTTCTTGCGCCTGAGCGACTTGCGCCGCTCGTTGACGGCTTTCGCGATCTGGAACTCCCGCACTTCGTAGCGCGTGGCGAACCCTCCCTCGCCGACGGTCGTCAAGTCCAAGGCTCCTTTGCGCGTGGCGCGCAGCAAGCGCGCGACCGTGTTGTTAAGCACGCGCGCGCTCTTGATCTCGGCTTTGACTTCCTTGTAGCTTACCGGTTCGGGCATGAACCGGGCGTTGGCGGGATTCGCCCGCATAGCCCGTCGAATGGCGTTGTTGTACTTTCGGACTGCGGAGTTGAGGCGCGAACGCTGGCTTTCAGTCCATTTAATCTTAGGTTCTCTCTGCATGTCAGCTCCTCACCGTTTTCCAATCTGACGTAGCACCCCCTGGTCTCCACCGTGAAGTACAGTTGGAACGCGGCGACCAGCTGCATATTGACGTAGAAGTGGAAACGCTTTTCCATGCTGTCGTCCAGCCATTGCGTTCTGACGCAGATCTTGTCCATGAAACTGGAAAGATGCTTCCTAGACGAGAAGAAGAACGTACAGTCTCCGTACATGAAAGAGTAAGGCGATTCCTTCAACTCGTAGAAAACGCCGTTTTTCGAAGGCATGGCGCACCTCCTTTCAATAACGATATTTGATATGCTTGGAAACCGTTTTCAGCGCTTGCGAATGCATGACGAAGACGAGTCCGATATAATCATCTATGACATAGCGGCGCACAAGCTCGCGCAGGTCGTTTATGTCGTCCCGCTTCATATCGAACTTGTCGTCCTTGGTGAACATATATTCGATGCGCCCGTTATGATGGCGCTTGAAAACGGCCACGCCTTGCGGGACGACGGCATGCGCCCATAGCTCTTTCTTCAACACCCTGTTCGACGAGTCCGCTACGAACTGCTCCATCAAATCCTTGTCTGCAAGCGACAACATGGCTTCCTCCTGAAAAAAAGGCCGCACGCTGGGTGCGGCCTGCGATTACGAACTTTAAGCGACTTCGAGGGTGAGCATCGTGCCGCGCTTAACCTTCACCTGCTTGACGACCACGTTGATAGGCTCCTCGTAGGTTGGCGCTCCGTAGACGGCGAACATCTTCTTGAGCGAGCCCCACACGCCGTTCGACACGCACTGGTAGCTCTCGCCCTTGTCGTCGATGAGGACGATGCGCGGGGCTTGCTCCACGGTGCCGTCCTCGTCTGCGATTTCGATGATCTCCACGAACAGGTCTTTCAGCGCGATCTGCTTGTTGATGAAGTCGTCGATCTTGTGCGTCGGGTTGTTGGACGCGTTGTAGATCAGCTTCTTGGCATCCGCTCCAAGTTCCGGGTTCACCGAGCAGAACGTGTTGTCCTCGGGCTTGGCAAGCTCGGCGATGGCGTACGTGCGGGCAGGTGCGAGGTCGTTGACGGGCATTTCCTCGGCGATGGCGATGTCTTTGTTCTCAGGCATGGTTTTCTCCTTGATTAGGCGTTGACGATTTCGGCGTTGGCAACGAACTGCTCAATGGTCATCGAGTAGGTGACCTTGTCGACCTCCGCGAACTTGATCACGCAGTTCTTGGGCAAGGCGACCCCGCAATCACGAAGCGCGATGCGTGCCTTGCGGTCGTTCATCGACGTATCGGACACATTGACCGTTGCATACTGCTCGACGACAGGCGGGGTGTCCTCGTTGAGCGTGTAGGCGACGACCTCGTAGATGGACACGGTACGGGTGATAGCAGCCATGGTTTTCTCCTTTGTTCGGTCGGCTTGCTTTGACGATATCCATTATACGCGGGTTGAAAGAGAAAAGACCGGAATCCGGTCTTTTCATAGAATCTTCACAAATCAAATTTTAAAAATATAGAATTAAATCCCTTTTAAACTCCCTTTCATCTATGGCAGCTATATAGCCTTTTTCAGCCCAATAGCTCAAATGTTTAGGAACGCTTCCATGCTCATGCCTATCACCGTTCAATTTAATGTAGTCATGAAGCCTTGAAAGCTCGTATCCATTTAAATAATCTTGCTTTTCAGGTTTCATCGATGCCTCCTGCAAATGTAAACCATTCCGATCGCATAAGCTATGATGGCGAATAGAGTTTCCGGGTTCATAGTCACCCTACTTTCTTCATGGAGACGAAAACGTAAGACGGATGAGAATCCATGAATTGAAGATACTCGCATGCTGCTTTGATCGTGTCACAGTGCATATGTTTAAGTTCGTAAACCCCGGTTTCTTTGTTGCGCTGGTAATATTTGATTACGTAGAACATGGTAGGCTCCTTTGACTTGTTTAACTGACACTTACAGTATAACAGCCGCCTTACTCATTGTCAAACTGACAGCGCATTGATGAACGTTGTTCATTAATTGTACAAACCACGTGCAACATGAAAGTGGCACTTGACATGTTGTGACGTGCGGGTTATAATGGGGCTACAAAATCCACACGACAGATGAATATCTGTCTCTTATACACATCTGACGCTGCCGACGAATTAGACGGTGTAGATC